CGATAGGTTGCAACACCAGTTGCACGTTGAGTCATGAACACGTCGGTTTGAGTCCAAGTGTCACCACCGAATTCTGGCAGGACGTCAGTCCACGCACCGATGTCGTATGCTACACCGTAGTTACGGCCGTAATCGATGGAGCCGTAGTCACCGAATTTCAGGCCAGCGAAGGCAAGACGGGTTTTGTCTTTGGAGGAACCCTGAGATTCAGCGCGGTTGCCTTTGAATTCATATTCCCACTGACCGAAACCAGTCAGTTGATCGTTGATTTGGGTTTCACCTTTGAAGCCAAGACGAGCATAAGTTTTGTCACCATCGTGCTTATCGTTAGAGGAGAAGTAGTGCTCGGCATTAACTTTTCCATACAGATCCAGTTTGTTGCTGTCTTTGTTATAAATCTCTGCTGCCTGAGCAGACATCGCCATTAATACTGACGCAGCTACAGCAGAGATTGCCACTGTTAATTTTTTCATCGTGAATCCTTAGTCCTTTTCGGAACTATTATTAAAAAATATTGTCACTGCGGCCTAAATATACATCTAATCGGTATGGCTATTTCAAGATACGGGGTTTATTTAATGATTTAGAGTGTGATCAAGATCTCGTTTATGCGTGGTAATAATTATTGGAGATGTTTTTGTAATGAGAGATGTGTTTCTGAAATGCAATGAAAAGTTATTATTTTTGTATTTTATAATGTAAATTTTGCGTACTGGTTTACGTACGTAAAAATTTAAATATGATGTTAAGAGTGGTCACTTTGCCACACAGCTTAAACCAGCCGCCAAGCGGGGTTTTTTATGCCCGAAAAGCGGCGCAGTACGTTAAACGCGCTGGTGGTTGCGAATACAGGTCTTTCAGCTTGATGGCTTTTTCGACAAGAGTTATTGGTATGTCACGTTAACCAGAAAAGGGAAAAAGACATGCTAAAACAGCAGGATATGACCGAAACTGCCAGAGTGGTGTTTAATGAATTAAGCGTCACCGAACCGGCGACCGTCGGGGAAATTGCGCAGAATACTTACCTTTCACGCGAACGCTGCCAGTTAATACTGACCCAGCTTGTTATGGCGGGTCTGGCAGATTATCAGTTCGGTTGTTACAGACGCCTTCCTCAGTGAAGGCTTTTTTATTTGTGGTAATGGGCGGCTGGTGGGTGTTAGCGGCACCTGCCAGCCATCTGCTCATGCGTTGGGGTCACAAGCAAACCTCAGGCCCATCTGCTTTGCGCAAAAGCGGAATGAGCCTATCAGAGAAGTGCTTATTGATCTATGGCTAATACTGTAAAAATATCCAGTTGTGAGTTAATCAACGCTGATTGCCTGGAATTTATCCAGACCTTACCGGAAAACTCTGTCGATCTGATAGTCACGGACCCGCCATACTTTAAAGTGAAGCCCGAGGGCTGGGATAACCAGTGGAAGGGCGACGATGATTATCTGAAATGGCTGGACCAGTGTCTGGCGCAGTTCTGGCGGGTACTGAAGCCTGCCGGAAGTCTCTACCTGTTCTGTGGTCATCGCCTGGCATCTGATATCGAAATCATGATGCGTGAGCGCTTTAATGTGCTGAACCACATTATCTGGGCGAAGCCGTCCGGACGCTGGAACGGGTGCAACAAGGAAAGCCTTCGGGCGTATTTTCCGGCAACAGAACGCATTCTGTTTGCTGAACATTATCAGGGGCCATATCAGCCCAAAAATGACGGCTACGCGGCAAAGGGGCGCGAGCTTAAGCAGCACATCATGGCCCCGCTGATTTCTTACTTCCGTGATGCGCGTGAATCACTGGGGATAACGTCGAAACAGATAGCAGAAGCCACCGGAAAGAAAAACATGGCTTCGCACTGGTTTGGTACCAGTCAGTGGCAGTTACCGAACGAAGCTGATTACAGAAAACTGCAGGCGTTGTTTGCGCGTATTGCAGCAGAAAAACATCAACGCGGGGAACTGGAAAAGCCACACCACCAGCTGGTCAGCATATATAGTGAACTGAACCGGCAATATGCCAGCCTGCTGGATGAGTACAAATCTCTGCGGCGTTATTTTTCCGTATCGGCTGCCGTTCCGTATACGGATGTCTGGACGCACAAGCCTGTGCCGTATTACCCCGGCAAACATCCCTGTGAGAAACCGGCGGATATGTTGCGTCAGATAATTACCGCCAGCAGTCGTCCGGGAGATTTGGTGGCTGATTTTTTTATGGGGTCAGGCTCAACAATAAAAGCGGCACTTTCACTGGGACGCTGTGCGATTGGCGTGGAGCTGGAAGAAGAGAGATTTAATCAGACTGTGAACGAAATAAAAAACTGCTGTTAATTTTTATGTTGGTGTTTTCTTTATTCTATAAAAACACAAAACATATACTTATATTTGCAGTAATTGACGCTATTTTTTGTTGAAAAAATATCCGGGCTTATTAATATCCATTCCCGGTTCCGAGGGAGAATAGGGAAATAATGCATACGTGGTCGTTTTGTTCCTCCTGAGGAACCACTGACTAAGCTTTTTATCGTTGTGGCACTGGCGCATTGTTTTTGGCGAGGAAACAGGAGCACATGCTCATTCCGGGCTGTTATGGCCTCAGTGCTTATTTTTGGCCATCAGAATGGCGCATTGTCGAAAAGAAGTAGCAGGATTTAGCGTTGAGAGGCTGATGATGCGTCATTCTGATGCTGTTGCAGATATAATTTGAGGTGTATCCCAGTGCGGGAGTGGCCGGGAATATTTTACGCCGAAGGTCACAACATATTGCTTATTGAGGCAGGTGATATGTTTCGGGAGGCACCCGACACCTCAAACCTTATAATGATAGCGTGTTCTTTTAGTCATTAACCGCCGTGTCAGGCGGTTTTTTTACGCAGCGGTATAAAAATATCATATTTAATAATTTCCAGAGAAATAAAATTGTTTGTATATTGTCGGGCATGTGTTACTCGTGCGTGAAAAGTTCGCAAAAAATAAGAACAAAAAGATAAAGTTACATAACTTGACTTGATGCGTTATTGCTCCTGCATCATTTAACCGTATTATCAAAGGCGGTTCTGAGGGGGGGCACCTGTTCACCGATGATATTGATTCCCTGAAGAACCAATGCCGACTTAGCTCAGCAGGTAGAGCAACTGACTTGTAATCAGTAGGTCACCAGTTCGATTCCGGTAGTCGGCACCATATGCGGGTATCGTATAATGGCTATTACCTCAGCCTTCCAAGCTGATGATACGGGTTCGATTCCCGTTGCCCGCTCCAACAGTAGACGAAATCTGGTTATATTAGGCACTGCACATTGATATGTGGGGCGTTTTCCTGATTCCTTACCGCGTCCTGTTCTGTAATATGTGATGCAGGTTACAGTCCAGTGCCATTTTTTTACAATAATGGCATGGTGCATTGTCGGTGGAGATTTTGTATTTCCTGGCAGGGGCCGATGATGCACTATCCCTGTGTTGTAAAATAATACCGCAGAGGTGTTCCTCAGTGCGAGGTGGAGGGAAGAGTCGGTTTAGCGAGAAAACACAGTACCTGTTATCAGGTCAGATATTTCGGGAGTCCTCCCCTGACACCTTTGTTTTATTACAATAAAAATACCCTATTTTCTGCATTGACCAGCCGCCACCCAGGCGTTTTTTTTATTCACAATCCTGTTTCTTATGGCTCGCTACGGCGAGCTTTTTCATATCTGCGTCACGTCCGGCGTACATCGCATCAGATAACACCACACAAAAGGCATCTGCGGGTGTCTTTGACGGGGTGTTTTTTACGGGCCGCTGGTGGCCCTTTTTTATTTACAGGAGAAAAAAGTATGTCTGAACCCTTGTCCGGTTCCGGCACGGCTGCGGCGCTCGGCGGGGCGACGGTATTCGGGCTGTTTACCGGAACGGATTTCGGGATTGTGTTTGGTGCGTTCGCCGGAGCGTTATTTGTGGCAACGATGCCGCAGCAGCTTTCAGCCTGGCGTGTGGCGGCACATTTTCTGGTGTCGTTCATTGTCGGTGTGCTGGGCGCAGAGGTTCTGGCATCCTGGCTGGTAAAGCATACAGGGTTTGACGGTGCGCCTGTCGACGCACTGTGTGCAGTGCTGGTGTCAGTGGTGTCGGTGAAGATTCTCTCGTTCATCCACCAGCAGGATATTGCATCACTGGTGTCTGGCCTGTTCTCCCGCCTGCGGGGTGGAGGAGGCGGCAATGTTAAGTAACCTTCCCGGATTACTGAATGTGGCGTTATGCACGGTTATCGTGCTGACGCTCTTTTTTTATCGTCGCCGTGATTCCAGACATAAACCGCTGATGTCATGGCTGGCCTGGCTGCTGATGCTGCTGTATGCCTTTGCGCCCCTCAGCTATCTGTGTGGTCGCCCGTTAGCAACGGGCTGGCTGGAAGTGTTTTTTAATCTGCTGTTCTGCGTGCTGGTGATACGCGCACGCGGGAACGTCACAAAAATCTTTCCATTGTTGAGGCACTGAGATGAAATCAAAGGACGTCATTTTTGATGAAATCCTCGGAAAAGAGGGTGGCTACGTCAATCATCCGGATGATAAAGGCGGGCCGACAAAATGGGGTATTACGGAAAAAGTCGCTCGCGCTCACGGATATCGCGGCGATATGCGCGACCTTACACGCGGTCAGGCGCTGGAAATACTCGAGGCGGATTACTGGTTCGGACCACGTTTTGACCAGGTCGCCGCATTATCCCCTGATATTGCTGCAGAGTTGTGTGATACCGGTGTGAATATGGGGCCGTCCGTAGCATCGAAAATGCTCCAGCGCTGGCTGAACGTTTTCAACCTGCAAGGCAAATTGTTCCCGGATATGGACGCAGACGGGCGTATCGGCCCCCGCACGATTAATGCACTACGGACTTATCTGCAAAAACGCGGCAAAGACGGCGAACTGGTGATGCTGAAGGCGCTGAATTGCACGCAGGGTGACCGCTATCTGGAGCTGGCAGAAAAACGCGAGGCCAACGAGTCGTTTGTCTACGGCTGGATGAAAGAGCGCGTAGCAGTTTAAAAACTGACGCTGAAGTGCTGAACACCCTCAACTCATGCTGGCTCTTTTCTGGGGCTACGATGAGCGAAAGTAAGGGGCATAGTATCAGATAGCAAAAACCCCGGCTGCGGTAACAGTCCGGGGTTTTCTGTTTCTGGCCTTGGGTAAGGCAAAGGAGAACATGAGGAAGTATAAACTAATCCTGTTGAGGTTGACTATGAAAAACGGCCTTGAATTGAAAGCGCCTGTAACTGATGACATCAGCAGAGCGGTGGCTTTTGCCATTAAGTGGGTGGCGGTTGGCATCGCCGTGTCTCCGATACTGTATGGGCTGGCAAAATTGATTGTTGCTCTGAAATCGTGAGTGGTGATGGGTGTCATGAGGGACATGGCAACTGATGATAAAAGCAGAAACAACTCCGCAGGGTGCTGACGATGCTGCAAAAATCATCGCGGTATGTCGGGGAATCAGGTACATACTGACGCCAGTTGCATGGATTATTTGTACCGCACTGGTTGCATACACAACAATTTATTTAAACAGATGAGTGCTGATTTTATTCGGGCGGTGGCTTTTGCCATTCGTCTTGTGGCGGTCGCTGTTCTGATTTGGGCTGTGCGTTGGTGGTGATATGACGCGAAAACACTGGACACACAGAATGCCGCGAACGGCGGCGAAATGGGCACTGGTAGCGATACTGGTGCCTTTTTTATTGGTGGGATGCGTCAGTCTGGATAAGGCGCGCCAGCTTTTCGGTACAGCTTCTCAGGTCTGCGAAATTGTTGATAGTGTCCGGCAGTGTATGCAGAACTGACCGACGGTGAGAGCAGAATATTTTTTTAGAGGAGCGAAATTCTATGCCATCACGAATCCCACACGCCTGCCGTAAGCGTGGATGTGCAGGTACAACCACAGACAGTTCTGGTTACTGCGATAAACATCGTGGCGAAGGATGGGTACAGCATCAACGCGGACTGAGCCGCCACCAGCGTGGCTATGGCTCGAAATGGGATGCCATACGTGCGCGCATACTGAAGCGTGATAATCATCTGTGTCAGAACTGCCTGCGCAATGGGATAGCCGTTGAAGCCAGAACTGTGGACCACATCATCCCGAAAGCGCATGGTGGAACAGACGCAGACAGTAACCTGCAGAGTCTGTGCTGGCCCTGCCATAAAGCAAAAACAGCGCGCGAACGCATCAATTGATAACAGTTCCCATCTGTAGGGGAGGGGCGGGTCAAATCTCTGCAACCCTGGCTGCTCAGTACCGCCGCCTGACCTTTCCTCGCATCGCCGCAGGTTCGAAAACTTTTTTTGGAATGTGATTGAATGATTGATAGGTAAAACCGATTATGTCAGGACCCCCGAAAACCCCGCCACGCCTGCATTTGATACGAGGCAACCCCTCAAAGCGCCCCGTTAAAGACCCAAAAAAAACCGCTAAAAAGGATGAAAAAGGTCTCCCTAAAATTCCGCAACATTTAGGGTCGCAGGGGAAGTACTGGTTCAGGCGAATGGCGGAAGAACTGAATGCGGAAGGGATCATTTCTCAGCTTGATGCGCGTGCACTCGAGTTACTGGTGGAAGCCTACACCGAATACCGGCATCACTGCGAAACACTTGATGCTGAGGGTTATACCTACCGCACGGAAACGCAGAACGGTGATGTGCTGATTAAGGCACACCCGGCTGCTGCGATGAAAGCGGATGCCTGGAAGCGGATCCGGGCGATGCTTGCAGAGTTTGGTATGTCACCGGCAAGCCGGGCTAAAGTAAATACCGCCGGACCGGATGATGTTGATCCGCTGGCGGAGCTTTTAAAAGCGAGAGACTGATGGCAAAAGTGGCTGACGGGATCCGCTACGCCGAACGTGTTGTTGCAGGAGAAATTGTCGCTGGCGAATTTGTCCGTCTGGCCTGCCAGCGTTTTCTTGATGATCTGAAGTACGGCGAAGAGCGGGGGATTTATTTCAGTGAACCTCGTGCGCAGCACATCCTGAATTTCTACAAATTTGTGCCCCATGTGAAAGGGGCGCTGGCAGGCCAGCCCATTGAACTGATGGACTGGCATGTATTTATCCTCATTAATATTTTTGGTTTTGTCATTCCGCTGGTGAATGAAGAGACCGGGGAAGTTGTCATGCGCAGCGATGGCAGCGGACGCCCGGTGATGGTGCGCCGGTTCCGGACGGCGTACAACGAAGTCGCCCGTAAAAACGCAAAATCAACCCTGTCATCGGGTATCGGTCTGTATATGACGGGGGCAGATGGTGAAGGCGGGGCTGAGGTGTATTCAGCCGCAACCACGCGTGACCAGGCCAGAATCGTGTTTGAAGACGCCAAAAATATGGTCAGAAAAGCCCGGTCGACACTCGGGCGCTTGTTTGATTTCAACAAGCTGGCGATTTACCAGGAGCAGAGCGCATCAAAATTTGAACCGCTTTCCTCGGATGCAAACAACCTGGACGGTCTGAACATCCACTGCGCCATTATTGATGAGCTGCATGCACATAAAACCCGCGACGTGTGGGACGTTCTGGAAACGGCAACCGGTGCCCGTCTGCAGTCCCTGTTATTTGGTATCACCACGGCGGGCTTTAACAAGGAAGGGATTTGTTACGAGCAGCGCGATTACGCCATTAAGGTATTGCGAGGCTATAACAGCGACGTGGAGGGCGCGGTAAAAGACGACTCCTACTTTGCGATCATTTACACGCTCGATGAGGGAGATGATCCGTTTGATGAAACGGTCTGGCAGAAAGCGAATCCGGGCCTGGGCATCTGTAAACGCTGGGATGATCTGCGTCGTCTGGCGAAAAAAGCGAAGGAGCAGGTCTCTGCGCGGGTGAATTTTTTCACAAAACACATGAATGTGTGGGTAACAGCAGAGTCTGCCTGGATGGACATGATTAAGTGGGAGAAGTGCGAATACATTGCCCCACGACATGAGCTGAAAACGTATCCCATGTGGGTAGGCGTTGACCTTGCTCATAAGATTGATATCTGTGCGGCGGCAAAACTCTGGCGAACCGATAACGGGCATGTTCATGCCGATTTTAAATTCTGGCTTCCGGAAGGACGGCTGGAACGATGCTCGCGGCAGCAGGCAGAACTTTACCGGAAGTGGTCGGAGATGGATAAGCTGATTCTGACGGATGGTGATGTTATCGATCATGCTCAGATAAAAAGTGACTTACTGGAATGGATTGGCGGTGAAAACCTCAGGGAACTGGGATTTGACCCGTGGAGCGCGATGCAGTTCAGCCTGGCACTGGCTGAAGAAGGGATACCGCTGGTGGAGGTTCCGCAGACGGTCCGCAATCTGTCAGAGGCCATGAAGGAAACGGAATCACTGGTCTATGCCGGGCGTTTCCATCACAGCAATCATCCGGTCATGAACTGGATGATGTCTAACGTTACGGTAAAACCGGACAAAAACGACAACATCTTCCCGAATAAATCCACGCCTGAAGCCAAAATCGACGGCCCTGTTGCGATGTTTACAGCAATGAGCCGGATGCTGGTCAATGGCGGTGAACCGGAGCCGGATCTGTCTGAACACCTGATCAGTGTTGGTATCCGCTCGCTTTAACCGAGGGCATTATGTTTCTGATAATTCTCACGCCACTGGTGGGCGTGCTGGGGGCGCTTTTGCTGTCGTATGGCACATGGCTGATTTATCCCCCGGCAGGTTTTGTTGTTGCCGGGGCGCTGTGTCTGTGCTGGTCGTGGCTGGTTGCGCGTTATCTCGATCGCGGTCACCGGGTTGCCTCCGGAGGTGAGTAATGTTTTTCCTGGGGCTTTTTCAACGCAAAAATAACACCCCCGTCACAACGCCCGGGATGCTTGCGGAAGAACTTGGATTGTCATACGACACCTATACCGGAAAGCGGATCAGCAGCCAGCGGGCCATGCGGCTGACGGCGGTGTATTCCTGCGTCAGGGTGCTGGCGGAGTCTGTTGGTATGCTGCCCTGCAGCCTCTACAAAATCACCGGCACCCTTAAAACACGGG